TGTCATCAATAGCCGCAGGAACCACAACAGGAAGTGCTTTAGTATCCACTGGCGATACGACGGGCGAACTTGTTTTTAAAACAAACGGGACCACTACGGCACTTACGATTGACACAAGCCAGAACGTAACGATTGCGGGAAACCTAACTGTTAACGGAAATGCTTCTGGCGTGATTAGTTGGCAATCCGTTAAAACCAGCAACTTTAACGCTTCTGCTGGCGCTGCTTATCCAGTCAACACAACATCTGGAGCGATAACTGCAACCCTTCCATCTTCCCCATCTACTGGAGATTCAATAACTTTTGTTGATTATGCGGGAACATTTGCGACTAACAATTTAATAATTGACGCCGATGGCGGAAAAATTAATTCTGCAGTGTTGGATGCGGCTATTTCTACAAACAGAGAGGCACTGACACTCACTTATATTGATTCAACACAAGGGTGGGTTGTTTCAGGCGATGCTTATGTAGGCGGAGTTCCATTATCGTTGCAATTTAATCTTGAATATTTGGTTGTTGCCGGTGGTGGTGGCGGAGGCGCATCTAATGGTGCATCTGCTGGTGGCGGCGGTGCGGGTGGATATAGAACAGCCGCTAATTTTCCAGTTCTTACAAGCACTAATTTAACGGTTACGGTTGGCGCTGGTGGATCAGCAGGATCTGGAGTGTCTTCTGGTGGCAAAGGTAGTAATTCAGTTTTTTCATCTATTACTTCAGAAGGTGGTGGTGGAGGGGGAGGAGGGAGCGCTCCTGGTGGAAGTGGTGGCTCAGGCGGTGGCGGTGGCACAAACGGAGGGGCGGGTGGAGCAGGCACCTCCGGGCAAGGTAATAACGGCGGCACAGCAGAAACAAACGGCAACTTCCGTGCCGGGGGTGGTGGTGGCGCAAGTGCGGTTGGTGCTGGGTCGGGCAACCTGGGGGTTGGAGGTGCTGGAACTGCGTCTTCGATTACTGGAAGTTCGGTAACTAGAGCCGGTGGTGGCGGTGGAGGCGCATATAGTGGGTCGCAAGCGTCTGGCGGCGCTGGTGGAGGTGGTGCAGGGGGCTGGTCAAGTAACAATAACGGAACTTCCGGCGGGGCAAACACTGGAGGCGGTGCAGGGGGAAGTCGGCTTGGATCTGGGGGTGTAGGAGGGTCCGGCGTAGTTATTCTTAAATATCCAGATACTCGTACTATTTCCAACCCGGGTGGCGGACTTACTTACTCAACATCAACTGCTGGCGGTTTTACTGTTGCAACATTTACTGCCGGAACCGGTAATGTTTCTTGGAGTTAACGATGGCACATTACGCATTTCTTGACGAACACAATATAGTTACTGAAGTTATCGTTGGTAAAGACGAAAGCAACTTTGACTGGGAAACCAAATACGGAATGTTTCGTGGTCAGGCGTGTAAGCGCACCTCTTACAATACCTACGGTGGTGTGCATTACACCGATGGGCAACCATCCGAAGACCAGTCAAAAGCGTTTCGGAAAAACTATGCTGGCATTGGATATACCTACGACCCGCAACAAGATGCTTTTATTCCCCCCAAGCCATACAATTCATGGCTGCTAAACGAAGAAACTTGCTTGTGGGAACCACCTGTTCCTTACCCTAATGATGAACAACGCTATATATGGAACGAAGAAGCCCAATCTTGGGATTTAATTCAGGAGTAACAGATGGCCTCTACCTTTTCAGATTTAAAAATTGAACTCATTGGAACCGGCGAACAGGTCGGTACATGGGGATCTACAACCAACACTAACCTTGGCACAGCCATCGAAGAGGCCATCGTCGGGTCGGCTGACGTTTCGTTCTCTAGTAGCGATGTCACGCTTACGCTGACCAATACCAACAGCACCCAATCGGCTCGGCATCTCCGACTAAACCTCACGGGGACCAGCGGCGGGGCACGTAACCTCATACTGGGTTCTGGGTGCCAGATCGACAAGCCCTACATCATTAACAACGGCCTAGCCGACACGGTCACGGTCAAGAACACCACGGGTACAGGAGTCGCTGTCCCTGCTGGCAAGTCAATGTGGGTGTTTAACAACGGCACCAATGTGGTGGACGTCACTACGCACATGACATCGTTGACCCTAGGTTCTGCTTTGCCGGTGGCTTCTGGTGGTACGGGTGCAACAACGTTGACAGCCAATAATGTCCTGCTTGGTAACGGAACATCTTCTCCACAGTTCGTAGCGCCAGGTACATCGGGCAATGTTTTGACCTCAAACGGCACAACTTGGACTTCTTCTGCTGGCTCCCCAGCGTTTGATTCTGGTACTGTGATGTTGTTTGCCCAGACCTCTGCACCCACTGGCTGGACTAAAGACACATCTAACTACAACAACTCTGGCCTTAGAGTTGTGACGGGGTCAGCAAGCACAGGTGGCTCGGTGGATTTTACAACTGCATTTGCTTCACAAACCCCAACAGGCTCAGTATCAATTACAGCGGTATCAGGTTCGGCTGGTGCTACAACACTTACTACACCTCAAATCCCGAGTCACACACACTTCGTTTCAGTAACTGGTCCCGGTTCAAACCCCACAGGCTTTGGCCTTAGCCCTCAATATATAACAGGTGCTGCAACAGGCGCAACCGGTGGCGGAGGATCGCACACTCACCCATTTTCGTTTTCAAGTGGATCAGGAACGTTTAGTGGGAATGCTATTGACTTGTCTGTTAAGTATGTTGACGTTATTCGGGCTACTAAAAATTAATCATGCAACTTAAAAACGGAACATTTTGCCCGCTGATAAAAAAAGACTGTGTTGGTCTTCAATGCGCTTGGTTTACTCGGGTGCAAGGTGTGGATATGAACACTGGCAATCAAGTAGACGATTATCAATGTGCAATCGCTTGGATGCCGATGCTTTTAATCGAAAATTCCGGACAACAAAGACAGACTGGTGCAGCGGTGGAAAGTTTTCGTAATGAGATGGTCAAGGCTAACGAAACATCTCAAAAAGTTTTATTGGCATCTTTGGGCTTTCAAAAATTACAGGATCAGACACCTGTCCTTGAAGTAAAGACCAAGCCAAAGGCTAAAGTTGTTAACCCCAAACTTGTTAGGAGTAAATAATGAGACTTGTAATTATTGGACCAGATAACACTGTCGGCAAGGACAATGTGTTCTATTCAAACCTTGATTTGTCCGAATGTGGTCTTCCAGTTAATTTTTGGGCCCTTCAGTGGAACGAACATGGAAATAACATAGGGCACATTGAATACGATTCTCCACTTATTGATAACACTCCGATTACAGAACTTCCAACTTGGGCAAATGCTTGCCTCGCAGTTTGGCAACTTAAAGCAGATCAAGAAGCTTCTCGTGTTGCCGAAGGGCAAGTTGCTTCACAATAGAACCAACAGGAAAGTTAATATGGCAAATCCAGAAGTCAAAATTGGGTGCGTGGCTAATTTGTTTAGTCGAATGATGTACTTTAAAAATGTTGGTGATATGGAACATGGTCATACACATCAATTTGACCATTTAACACTTTTGGCTTCTGGACGACTTCAAGTAACTGTTGACGGCAATGTTTCAGAATTTGAAGCGCCGCACATGATTTATATCAAAAAAGATAAAATGCACGAACTTATAGCATTAGAACCAAATACAGTCGCTTACTGTATTCATGCTATTCGTATTGGTGAAGGTATTAATGACATTGTTGACCCATCAATGGTCCCAGAAGGTGTTCAGATTCCTCATGATCCTTTGTTATGCGACTTGAAATAATTCAAAATAATTACTTACATGTTCCGGGTTTTATAACATCCAATTTTGCTGCTGCTTTTTCAAAAGAGTTTAAACAACACTGTACTAAGTTTAATCTTGAGGGTGATATTCAAGCGCCTAATTCGCACTCAATGTACAACTTTATACCGTTTTTAAGATTGCTTGTTGAAAAAATACCTGAAGTTTCAGAATTGTTAGGAGAAAAGGTTTTACCAACTTACACATACGCACGTGTTTATAAAGAAGGTTCGGAACTTCTTCGCCATCGTGACCGCCCTGCTTGTGAAGTTAGTTTTACAGTTAATCTTTCAAAAGACAAAGACTGGCCTATTTATTTTCAACGTCCTGACGGTTTTGAAACATCAATTGAATTAGAGCCTGGTGATGCTGTAATGTATTTAGGGTGTCAATCAGATCATTGGCGTAATAAATTTGAAGGTCAAGAGTGTGTGCAATTATTTATGCACTACGTTCGATCTTACGGCAGCAAATCTTGGGCATATTTTGACAAGTTCCAACAACAAGAACCAACTCTACCAGTTGATGAAATACCGAAAAGTATTTTATGAAAAATATTAATGATTATATTGTTGTGTTTGAAAATGTCATGACTAATGCTCTTTGCGATGCTATTTTGGAAGAATTTAATAAAGAAGAAGAATGGCAAAAAACAGTAATTGGAAACGGTTTGGTTGATGATAAGATTAGAACCGCTGAGACAATTGTTTTGTCTTACCCACATATCATAGACAAAAATCCAAAAGTAAGGTCTAAATTAGATAAATATATTTTTGCATCTGCTGGGTTTGCAATAAAAAAATACAACGAAAAGTTTTCTTTTTGTAGAATCGAAGAAGATTCTGGGTATGAACTTTTACGGTACAAAGAAGGTCAATTCTATACGCAACATACAGATTCGTTTAAAGCTAGACCTCGTGCTGTATCTTGCTCGTTTATTTTAAACGACGATTATGAAGGCGGAGAGTTTGCTTTTTTTAATCGTGAATTAAAATACAAGTTAAAAAAAGGATCGTGTATCATGTTCCCTTCAAATTTTATGTATCCGCACGAAATAATGCCTGTTACTAAAGGTATTCGGTACTCTATTATTACTTGGTTTATATAAAGTTTTTATCGAGAAAGTAAATGGACCCGATTACCCTACTGGCAACAGCCAGCGCAATATGGTCTGGGCTAAAGAAAGCCTCCGAGTTCGCTCAGGAGGCCGAAGGTATCTGGGGGCAGTTGTCCAAGTACTGCGGGGTTGCGGATCAGTTAGAGCAGGTCATCCAGAAGGAAAAGAACAAGCCCAAAAAGCCCAAGATTTTCCAGAAACTTGACTTCTCCAACGATACTCAGGAGGCGTTTAACGTCTTTGAGGCAGAGCACAAGTTGATGCAGATGGAGAAGGACATTCGCCACGAGTTCTTGTACGGCGCTTTCTGCAACCTTGAAGGCGGTTTTGGTGGGATGGATGGCTACCGCAAGTTCTTGGAGATGCGCCGCAAGATCAGGGCCGACCGCATTAAAATGAAGCAGGATCAAGAAGCCGCTGAAAAAGCCTTCTGGGACAACCTGATTCTGTGGATTGGCGGGGGTACAGTGGTCGTTATCGGCGGCATGGTCATCTACGCAACCATCATGGCAATCATTAACAGAGGCGCTTCATGACGTACGTCCTTTTGGTCTTTATGCTGGGTTCTGAAATACGGATTGAGACCTTCCAGACAATGCTTGAATGTGAGGCAAAGAAAACTGAGATTTACAAAGAGACCGGTGGACGTGCCCGGTGCTTATGGATACAGGAGCCAAAAAGTGTTTAAAGAGTTGACCACTGAAGAGATTGAAGTCCGGGTCTGGGCCACCATCGTTCTGGTGCTGGCTGGGATTCTGTTGGTTTCCGTTATTGCCATTCTGCTGGCGGTAATGTTTGTGGAGCAGGACATGGAACGCATTGCTCCAATTGACGAAGCCTTCTTGGGAATCATGAAGGACATAATGTTGTTGTGTATTGGAGCCATCGGTGGAATCGTGGGCCGTAAAGGTGCGTACGCTGCCGCTAATATCGCTAAAAGCTCAGAATGGGTTGGGAGTGGAGAGCCTCCCAAATGGGTTAAAGACATGGATACGTCAAAAATAGAGGAAAAATTATAATGTTGCCACTCGGAGCCATACTAAGTATCGGGGAGAAAGTCCTCGATAAAGTCATGCCTGACCCCAATGCGAAGGCCGAGGCCCAAGCCAAACTCATGGAGATGGCGCAGCGTGGTGAACTGGCTCAGTTGGAGGCCAACGTCAAAGAGATGCAGTCTGCCCGTGACCGGGAGATTCAGATTGCCACCAGCAGTGCGGCTCCCATGCTCAACAAGATTGTCACTCCGGTGCTGGCCTTGGGTACGGTGGGGCTGACGTTCATTCTGTTCGGCGTGATTATTTTTGTAGATGTGGACGCCGACTCCAAAGACATTCTGATCTACGTGCTGGGTGCGCTGACTTCAGCCGTCACCATGGTGCTTGGCTATTACTTCGGCTCCTCGGCTGGGTCCAAGGAGAAGAGTGCTCAAATTGATGAACTGCTGGAGAAAAAATGAACCTGACCAAAAACTTTACCCTTGCGGAGATGACCAAGTCCGAGACCGCTCTGCGTCATGGACTGGAGAACAACCCCGGTGAGCAGGAACTTGCTGCACTGCAACTACTGGCTGAGAAGGTGCTCCAGCCTGTGCGGGACCACTACGGTAAAGGCGTTAAGGTGAATTCTGCCTACCGGCACCCGGACGTCAATGCCAAGGTGGGTGGAAGTCGTAACTCGGATCACACCCGTGGGCAGGCCGCAGATATTGAGATTCCCGGTGTGGCAAACGCTGAACTGGCTGAGTGGATCAGGGATAACCTTGAGTTCCGCCAACTGATCCTTGAGTTCTACACCCCCGGCATTCCTGACAGCGGTTGGGTGCACGTGTCGTACGTGGCTGAGGACAACAAAAAAGAGGTGCTGACAGCCACCAAGAAAGATGGTAAAACGGTTTATCTACAAGGACTTGTGGCCTAACTATGCCCTTCCTCAAGCTTAAATTCAAGCCGGGAATTAACCGGGACACGACCAACTATGCCAACGAAGGCGGGTGGTACGAGTGCGACAAGATCCGGTTCTTTTCTGGCTACCCACAAAAAATTGGCGGCTGGATTGAAACTACGTCCGAGCGGTTTGTGGGAACGTGTCGTCAGATGTGGAACTGGATCACATCGTATACCGACAATCTACTGGCAGTAGGCACGAACGAAAAGGTCTATATCGAGGTCGGTGGTATTTTTTACAACATAACACCTATTCGGACTACATTAACCACACCTGACACAGACGACTGTATTGAAACAACTAATACGTCTACGACTGTCACTATTAACGTAACGGCACACGGTTGCTTGGTTGGAGATTACGTCACCATATCCGGCGTAACAGGAGATGTTGGTGGAATCCCTGATGCCGAGATCAATACTGAGCACCTTGTTTTAACGGTACCTGATGCCGATTCGTTTACGATCCAAGTTACAACTGCTGCTACTTCTACGGTGGCTGCTGGTGGCGGAAGCGCCATTGATATTGCCTGTCAAATTCACCCTGGCTTTCCTTCCATAACGGCTGGATATGGTTGGGGTACAGGTGCTTGGAGTGGTTCATACGGATGGGGGCTTGCTTCTCCAACGCCCGTGTTTCTCCCGCAGCGAGATTGGTGGTTTGACAACTTCGACAACGATTTGGTGATGAACATCCGGTCTGATACGACCGGAACAAACGTTGCTGTGGGTGGGCCGATCTATTATTGGGAACGGGGGACGTCAGTCAACCCAACCACTGCTTTGACCACGCCAGCGGTTCTGTTGTCTTCATTGGTAGGGGCAACAGATGTACCTGAAACAGCCATGCAAATTCTGATTTCTCAGAATGATAAGCATTTGCTTGCCTTTGGGTGCCAGCCATACGGCGGTTCTTCAGGAGACTTTGATCCTCTGTTGATTCGTTGGGCAAGTCAAGATGACCCGGTGATGTGGGAGCCGTTGGCAACAAATTCTGCTGGTTTTCTTAGGGTTTCTCGGGGATCTCGGATTGTTCGTGCACTTGCAACACGGCAGGAGATTCTTGTATTTACGGATACCCACTTGTTTGCTCTCCAGTTCTTGGGCACAGCCGATGTGTTTGGCTTACAGGAATACGCTGACAACATTTCCATCATGGGGCCACGGGCAACCATCTCTGCTAACAACATCACGTATTGGATGGGACTTGATAAGTTCTATATGTATGACGGTCGGGTGCGAACCCTCCCCTGCACCCTGCGGGAGTACGTTTTCAAGGACATCAACTACGCCCAGTCTGACCAAGTTATTTGTGGAACGAACGAGGGCTTTAATGAGGTCTGGTGGTTCTACCCAAGCGGGACTTCAGACTGGGTAGATCGTTATGTGATCTACAACCACCTCGATCAAATTTGGTATTACGGACAGTTAGGCCGAACCGCTTGGCTGGATGTGGCTTCCCGTGACCTGCCAATTGCAGCCTACACCCCAGAAAACCAAGATCCGGGCCTTCTATACACCCACGAGTCTGGCATTAATGATGCTGGCTTACCCATGGAGTCTTTCATTCAGTCGTCGGACTTTGACATCACTGATAACAGCGGTGAGACATACATGCTTACCCGCCGGATGATTCCAGACATCAACTTCAATACCTCAACGGCTGCGGCTCCAGAGGTGACGTTAACCATACGCCCTCGGAATTACCCAGGCTCCAACTTCCAAAATGATCCATCTGATTCCCAGCGGGTGATTAACACCTCGGTCAGCACCTTTACAGATCAAGTGTTTGTACGTGCTCGGGCCAGACAGATGGCGCTAAAAGTCAGTTCGGTGGACTTGGGAGTGCAATGGCAGTTGGGCAATCCACGGCTTGACGTACGCTCAGACGGAAAACAGTAAATGGCAATGGAGAAATTCAGGCACTCGCCGTTGCCTAGACCCCGTCCTGAGTACAGCGAAGAGCAGATGTTCCAGCTTATCCGGGTGTTGGAGTTGTACTTCAACCAGTTGGATTCCCAGACTCCGCTTCAGGCCGAGTACTTTCGTGGACGGGGGGACAAGCTTACCTTCCCCCATATTGCCGCTTCTGACTCAACCGATCAGATTGCTACCGGTGATGACACTCCGACCATCGTAACTTGGGATACTCTAGAATCTGGGAGTGGATGGACACTTGCCTCCAACGCAGCAACTGCACAATACGCTGGGGTCTACACCATTCGATACAGCCTTCAGTTTATTAACACGGCAAACGCACAACATTACGCAACGGTTTGGCTCCAAAAGAACGGTTCGGATGTAGCAAACTCAGCAACCATATTCACTATCCCGGCTCGTAAAAGCGCAACTCCGGGCGAGGAAGGTTATAACGCCGCTTATTCCGAGGCGACTTTTACTGTGGCTGTTGGGGACGTTATAGAACTGTATTGGGCTACTGACCAAGCCTATGACCCCATAACGCCGCTTGATGGTGTTTATATGTTCCATGACGCAGCCCAAGTCTCCCCCTTCGCCAGACCCGCCATCCCATCGGCAATCGGCTCAATCAGCTTTGTCTCAGCACTTCCCTAGACTTGACAAATCAAGGATAATACTCACATGAATATGACCCCCGTCGCCCAAGCAGTTCAACGCCAAGGTCGTGGCGATGACACGATGCTGGTCCACATGACCCCCGGAGAAGTCGGCGGTCTGCAAGCTCTCGCCATGGCGCATGGTGGCTCGCTTAGTATTAACCCTAACACCGGTCTGCCAGAAGCAGGGTTTCTCAAGAACATATTGCCGACAGTGCTTGGCATTGCTCTGACTCCCTTCATGGGACCGTTGGGTGCTGGATTGACCGTGGGTGGCATCGAGACTGTTCGTACGGGAGACATCGGCAAAGGCTTCTTGGCTGGCTTGGGTGCGTATGGTGGCGCTAACTTGGCTGGAGGACTTCAATCTGCTGGTACAGCAGCTAATGCGGCTAGTGCGGCTAATGCTGGTCTTGAAGGTGCGGCAACAGCGCTTACCCCCATGCAACAACTTACTACCGGTGCACAAAGCGTATTTGATACTGGGGAAATTGGAAAAGCCGCACGGACTGCCTTTATGGGCAATATTGGTGGGGTTAAAGGATTAGCTACGACGGCTGGTATGGCTGCGGCTCCCGCACTTCTTGCCCAACCAGAAGTTAAAACAGTAGAACCAGAAAAATCTACGTACGAAGGCCCATACGTTCCCACGCCTCGTGAGGTTCGTTTCCCAACAGCGGAACAGCGTCAAGGGCTTGGCACTTCTGAATTCCAGTATTTCACTGATGTAAACCCAGTGCCGGGATTCCAGCCGTTTAGTGCCACACAAGCTGCGGCTCCCACAACTCTGCCTTCTACAAGCAGCAATCTTTTGGCGGGTCAACGTGATGAGGACCTCATTCCAGAAGGGCAGTTGGGGTCTGGTTTACAGCGCTTCCAACCCTATTTCCAAAATTTTGCACGCTCAAGAATAGGGCAAGGTTTTTCCAAAGGTGGCGTCCCCACACTTGAAGATGGCGGCTTCGTGCTGACTAAAAAGGCTGTAGATGGTCTGGGTAAAGGCGATAACAAGAAGGGTCAGCAAGTGGCTTCGGCTGGACTTGGTGCTATCCCAATTAAAGGTGCTGGCGCCAAACGTGGCCCCAAAGCCGGTGTAGATGACAAGATCAAAACCAGTATCGAGGGCAAGCGTCCAGCGCTCGTGTCCAACGGCGAAGCCTACGTCCCCAAAAAGCAGGTTGCCAAACGTGGCGGAGCCAAAGCGTTCTATGCTCTGATGGCTAAAGCTGAGAATCAGGCTAAGAAAGCTAAACAGGCATGATGGTCAGTCTTGTGCCAAAGCAGTACGTGCACCAATGCTGGCCCCATATTGAGCAGTACATGGTCAAAGCCGCTGAATATACTTACGGCAGGTACCACGCAGAAGATATTTATGATTTAGTAAGCCAGCGCGATGACTACCAATTGTGGGTGGCGTTTGATGGCGATAAACATTATGGAGCGGTGGTTTCAAACTTTATAGCCTACCCAAACAAGCGGGTGCTTGGTCTTCAGTTTTGTGGTGGCGATCAATTGTCTTTGTGGAAAACAGACATGCTGGAATTGTTAAAGCGCTGGGCACGGGATACGAATTGTGATGCCATCGAGTCTACTGGGCGCAAGGGTTGGATGAAGATTTTTGAAGGCGACGGTTACAAATTTCAGTGGCTGACTTATGAGTTGCCAATAGGAGCACAAAATGGGTAAAGGCGGCGGTGGTAGTCAACAACCTACACAGCAGAACGTCGTTCAGACGAATCTGCCGGAATATGCTCGTCCATATTTTGAAAACATTATGCAGAGGGCTCAGGCTGAGTCCTACCGCCCATATCAAACATATCAAGCAGAGCGGATTTCTGGGTTTACCCCAGGGCAGATGCAGACTCAGCAAGAGACAATGGGTTTGCGCACGCCCGGAGAACTGGGTGCTGGCAGTCAATTTGCCGCCGCTGGTGGGCTAGGTTCTTTGGGGATGGGAGCGCAAGCTGCCGGTGCTGGACAACAGTACATGGGCATGGCAACCGACCCGTCTCAAATACAGGCTTTTATGTCCCCGTATCAGCAGGCGGTGACAGATGTTCAAAAGCAAGCCGCCGTTCGTGAAGCCCAAATCGCCCAACAGCAAGCCAATCTTGGATCTGCCCGTCAAGGTACTTATGG